ATAATGCTGTAGATAACGGGTATCGTGGAAAGAATACAATTTCTATACACAGAAAAAAAGAAACTAACACATTGTATACAGTTAATGCTCTAAATGAAGTTATAAAAGATTTAAATAATGGTATATTAGATAAAACAATGATTATACCATGGGAAGCATTTGAAAATTCTTTTATACTAACAGAAGATAATGGATACCGAAGAATAGACTTAGTATTTGTACGAAGAATTAATTTTTAACTATATTTATATATGTAAAAAAGAAACTACTATCATGATAAAATTAAAAAACTTATTAAAAGAAGGATTTGCATGGGAAAGAAATCCAGATGGATCATTACCTACATTAGCAGACGCAGCTAGAAAGCATCAAAAAAATATTCAAGAGCAATCTGAAAATCCAACTCAACAATTAATTGACATGGGCTTTAATCTTGAAAAACTAGATAATGGCCAGACTGTAGCTACTTTAGATAAAGGATCTAATAATGTTATTTTAATTATTGGTACAAATCGAATATTTAAAGGGTTATATACAATTGCAGGAAGAAAAGGAATGTTAGGTGGCGACTTAGATGATCCTAAATATTTTGATTTAATCAAATCTAAAGTTGCAAAAATGGGTATAACTGAAACGGTAACTGATCAAGAAGAAGAAGAATTAAAAGACATAGAATCGGCACTTAAAGGTGCTTCAAAAAAGCATAAAGCTCAAGCTGATAAAATTGGTGATATAGTAAAAGAAGTTTTAAAAGACAAAGATGGAAATGTTCGAACAGATTTAAAATATACTGACAATCAAAATTATCAACCAAGAATTGAATTAAAGAATACAAAAATGCGTGGTGGTACAAATTTTATCATAACAGTTAGTATAGATGGAAGTAAACCATTTGAAATAGAATTTGATGATCATGAAGTAGTTGATGATCATGGATATGAAAAAGAAGTTTATCTAATGGGAGCAGATGCAGGCGGAAATAATTGGGGTATGGAAGGATCAATGGCATTTCATGGAGAACTAGAAGATTTCAATATTGACACATTAGAAAAAGAAGAGAAATAATGAATAACTTTCAAGAAAATATGAAAAGATTTGGTACTAAGAATCTTAAAGAATCTAATTTATTAACCGAAGCTGCAGCAAATCAACAAAATTGGCTTAAAGGATATTTCAAGAAAAAAGAAGGTGATACAGGCGAATGGAAGCTAGGCAGAAACGGAGGTTTGGAAATTTATGTTGATGGAAAATTAGCAGGAGAATTCCTAGCAGACGACAAGATATATATTCCAAACTCATTAATGAGTGATCTTCAAAAAGGTGGTTATAATAAACCATATCAAAAACCTGAAAATCCGTTTGATGATGAAGATTTAGAACTTGAACGATAACTTAAAAAAATTAAACAATTACACAAATAACTTTGAATTAACGAATTAATTACTTATAATATAATTAATAAATAAACAAATAATAACAATTAAACAATTAAAGGATAAAACAATGAGTTTAGATTTAAATGCCATCAAGGCAAAACTTAACCAATTAACAACCACGAACGACAGAAAAAACAATTATTTCAGACCAGAACCTGGTAAGCAAAGAGTAAGAATCGTTCCTTACGTTCACAGAAAAGAAAACCCTTTCCTAGAAATGTATTTCCACTATGATATTGCAAAGAGAAGTATGCTCTCTCCAATAACATTTGGCAATGCAGATCCAGTAGTTGAATTTGCTGAAAAGTTAAAGAAAACTGGTGATAAAGATGATTGGGTTATGGGCAGAAAAATAGAACCTAAAATGAGAACTTATGTTCCTGTTATCGTAAGAGGTAAAGAATCAGAAGGTGTAAAATTTTGGGGATTCGGTAAGACTATTTATTCTGAATTATTATCTATTATAGCAGATCCAGATTATGGTGACATTACTGACTTAATGAATGGTAGAGATATTGATGTTGAATTCACTCCATCAGAAGGACCAGGACAATATCCAAAGACTTCTATTAGAGTTAAGCCAAATACATCAGCTGCAACTGAAGATAAAGCAATTGCAAAATCAATTATGGATCAGCCTAAAATTACTGACTTATTTCCAGAACCAACATATGAAGAACTAGAAAAAGCACTTCAAGAATGGATGAATCCAGAAGGAGCTGATTCAGATGTTAGTCAAACAAAAGAAGCAGTAAAAGAAACAGCAACAGAAACTGTTACTAAGAAAACAGACGTAGCTGAAGCATTCAACGATTTATTTAACGACTAATAAAGGACCAGTTATATGGCAAAGAAAAAGAGCGAACTGGAAGATTCGTTAGCCGCAACTCTTGCAGATAGTATCAATAAACAATTTAAAGGACAAAACTATAAGTCAGCATTCTTTTTAGCTGGCGACGAAGATGCTCCTACAAATGTTAATGAATGGGTATCTACAGGATGCTCAATGTTAGATCTAGCTATTTCAAATCGTGCAAATGGAGGTTTTCCTGTTGGTAGAATTACCGAAATAACAGGACTTGAGGCTTCAGGTAAATCCTTGTTAGCAGCTCACACCTTAGCAGAAACACAAAAGAAAGGCGGATTAGCAGTATATATTGATACAGAATCAGCTAGTAGTGCAGAATTTTTAACAGCAATTGGTGTAGATTTAAAAACTATGCTATATGTTCCATTAGAAACAATAGAAGAAATATTTGAAACTATTGAAACTATTGTAGAAAATGTTAGAAAGTCTGATAAAGATAGATTAGTAACTATAGTAGTAGACTCAGTAATGGGAGCTTCTACTAAAATAGAAATGGCTATGGAATATGATAAAGATGGATATGCAACTTCCAAATCTATTATATTAAGTAAAGCTATGAGAAAAGTTACTAATTGGATAGCGAGAGAAAGAATATGTTTAATTTTTACAAATCAGTTAAGAACTAAATTAGGCGTATCTTTTGGAGATCCATGGACAACAGCAGGTGGTAAAGCATTACCATTTCACTCATCAGTTAGACTTCGTTTGAAAAACACCGGAATGATTAAAGCTAGAGTGAATGGAGCAGATCAAGTAGTTGGAAATAAAACCAATGTGCATGTTGTAAAAAATAGAATGGGTCCTCCTAATAGAAAAATTGATTATGAAATATATTATGATAGTGGAATTGACAACTATGGTGGTTGGTTAAATATCATGAAGAATTTTAAATTGGTTTCTCAATCAGGAGCTTGGTATTCATTAGATGATGTTGATCCAGATACAGGAGAAGTTCTAGATACTGTTAAATTTCAAAGTAAAGATTTTATAGAAAAAGTAATACAAAATCCTGAAATGAAAGATAGATTGTATAATAGAATTTGCGAAGCATATATTTTTAAATATCGTGCTGGTATTGATGGTGGTATTGACGATGTTGTGGTAGACGAAGAAGTTGTAAATGAAGAAGCATAATGAATAAGTATCAAGAATTATTTAAACAACTTCAAAAAGAAAAAGAAAGTATAAATCAGAGTCCTGATGATCATATTATGATTTTTGATGGACTCAATACTTTCATTAGATCATTTTCAGCAACTCCTTCAACTAATGAAGATGGAGAACATATAGGAGGTATTACTGGATTTCTATATAGTATTGGAAAATGTGTTAGAGATTTCAAGCCTTCTAGATGCATCATTGTATTTGATGGAGTTGGTGGATCTAAGAGAAGAAAAAAGATTTATAAAGATTATAAAGGTAATCGAGCTAATAAAACAAGATTACGAAGACATGATCATCATTTTGCTAATATTGAACAAGAGCAAGAAGCTATGCGATATCAATTTAGTAGATTAGTATCATATTTAGATGCATTACCTGTTACATTTTTATCCATGGATGGTATTGAAGCAGATGATACGATTGCATATATTGCACAATTATACAAAGAAAAAAGTAAAAAAATTACAATTGTATCAACGGATCGAGACTTTTATCAATTGGTTAATGATCAAATTGAAATATGGTCTCCAATCAAAAAGAAAATGTATGATACAGAACGAGTATTAAATGAATTTGGAGTACATCCTAAAAATTATGTTATGTATAGATCATTTACAGGTGATAAATCAGATAATATACCAGGCGTAAATGGAATAGGACCTAAAACATTATTAAAACATGTTCCAAATTTAAATTTAACAAAAGAATATGAATTAGACACATTATGGAAAACATGTAATGATAAAATAGATGAGTCTAAAACATATAAAAAGATATTAGATAATCAGAATATTATTTCTGATAACTGGAGACTAATGAATCTAAAACTATTAGATATTCCAGCTCAAACAAAAAGTAATATTAGACGTATAATGGAATCACAAATACCAGAATTAGATAAAATAGAATTTAGAAAACTATTCATGGAAGATAAAATGTGGTCAGTTATGAAAAATATGCCAGATTGGTTAAACAATACTTGGTTATCATTGAGTGCTTTTGCACAAAAAACAAAATAATTGGATTTAGTAATTATTTTTTATATAATAATTTATGACAGATAAGTTAAGTGAGTATGGTTGGTCGTTTCAAATAAAAGTTTTAGCAGCAATGTTCGTTGATAGAACATTTCTTCAACAAATTGCTGATATTATTCAAGCAGAATATTTTGAATCAGATGCTAATAGTTGGTTATTAGAAATAATATTAGATCATTTTCGTGAATATAAAACTCCTCCCTCAAAAGACGTATTAAAAGTTAAAGTTACTGAAATAAATAATGATGTTCTAAAAACGGCAATATTAGAACAATTAAAAGAAGTATTTAGATTTATGGAATCAGACGATCTGACTTTTGTAAAAGACGAAATACTTAGGTTCTGTAAGAATCAAGAAATAAAACGAGCTATTATGGATTCTGTTGGATTACTTAAAATGGGTAATTATGATGAAATAAAAACAAAGATTGATTCGGCAATGAAAGCTGGCGCTGATACTGACGTAGGACATGAATATAAAAAAGAAGTTCAATTAAGATATACAGAAGCAGCACGACACACTGTAACAACTGGGTGGGATGTAATTGATGATTTAATGGATGGAGGATTAGCTCCAGGAGAATTAGGCGTAGTAATGGCGCCAGCTGGAATTGGTAAATCATGGATGTTAATTAATATTGGAGCAAATGCAATTCGACAAAATAAAACAGTTATACATTATACATTAGAATTAAATGAAAATTATGTAGGACAAAGATATGATTCTGTTATAACTGGTATTGCTGCTCAAAATCTAAAAAATTATACAGAAGATATTGAAGAAAAATTAAAAAATATTTCTGGAGAGTTAATTATAAAATATTATCCAACTAAATCAGTT